TTATTCAGATAAATAAGTAATAGCCATATTTGCTCTGCTCAAACGATATCTTTGAGTATACATCCCGTGAAGTGAAATTTTGTCTCCTACTTCAAAGTAAGCTGTTCCCGTCAAATTATGACTCAGATCATTAGTTCTTTCTCCATGTGTAGAATAATTTGCAGTTATCACAGCAGATGAATTTTTAAGAATGGTTGTTCTTGCACCGCCAGAGGTACTTGGTGGAGCTGAAGGATTCTCACTCATATCGTATACTAGTATTGCAGACAGTTTGTAATATCCTGACTTCTGTACTTCAAACTCGTTTGTTGCGGGGTTAAAGGTGATTAGGTCGTTGTTAATTTTCGGCGTAGAAGAAAATGATGACTTTGTGGTGACTCCTGCGTTATTTCTGGCAGTACTAGTATTATTTAACGCTATTACAGAAACTATAGGGAATTCCGATATTTCATCTATTGTCTTCCATTGCGGAGCATTTCCATCACCGTTCGAAACCAACAATTGCCCGTCTTGCCCATAATCTCCTTCTGTACTTGATGTTCCGCCAACTTTAAGTTCTTTGGTTATTTGTAAACTTCCATTAGTATGTAAATCTGCTTGTGGAGTTTCAGTATTTATCCCTACTTTATTTGTTTGTGCATTTGCCCAGCTTATTAAACCAATAAGGCAAATGATATATACTATTTTGTTTATCATTTTATATTTTTTTAATTAATAACATAACATCTTACACGCCAGCAATATAGATAATAGAAATGTTACCCAAGCTTACATTATAACTCCTTGTATGTCCTGCTTCAACAGCAAATTGTTGTCCTGCTGTTAAGAATACTATATTGGATATTGAAGAATATATTGTATTTCTGTCTGATGAATTACCAATAGAATTTCTAAAAATATGGTTACCAGACGGATATTCACGAATAGATAAACCGCTTGTACCAGAATAAGGTGCGCTTCCAGTTACTATAATTCTTGCATAAGCTGATATATCATAATAACCTGCTTTATTGACAGTAAACACTCTGGTAGCAGAATTATAGGTAATATATTCATTATTGATTAAGGAGTTATTAAAACCAATTTTTGTCCACTCGAATCCATTTCCTGAATGAGCTGATGGTTGTTTGCCTATATCTACTACTTTTGAAACGTCTCTGTCCTCCAGTTTTATCCAAACCGGTGGTTTGCCTTCTCCTTGAGAAGCCAAAACTTCATTGCTGTTACCCGAATTGCCTGGAGTAGATGATGTACCCCCAACGTTTAATGACTTCGTGAATTGCATATTCCCTTGTATATGCAAAGTAGCTTGAGGTGTTTGCGTATGAATTCCGACTTGTGCGGAGACCAAATGTGTAATTAAAAATACCGCCGTTACTATTATTTTTTTCATTTTATTAAATTTTAATTAACAATTAAGCTCCGACATACATAAAAGAAAGGGAGGCATTGGGGATCTGAAAATTCTGCGAGTAAGAACCTTTTAGCCATACTTCTGTGCCTACTTCCAAATATGCAGTTTGGGAGGTGTTTGTGTCTATTATCTTATTTTGAGATCCTGTATTTTGTGTTTCATAAGTAGTATATACTATGCTTATGGATCCAGCAGTTGAATCTATGATTGTAGAGCTGATGCCAGCAGAACTACCAGAATATGAATTTGTATACCTTACATAAGTTGTAATATTATAATATCCAGACTTTTGAATTGTAAATCTGGAACTTCCCGAATTATATGTTATATATTCCGGATTATTATAAAAGTTAGATGCAGCAGATGTGGGGAAACTTACCGATGTAGAAGTGTTTCCGGTATAATTATCTGTATTGGCTGATCGATAAGCAAAACCAACAGCAAGAGGAACATCTAATTCTGCTATTGATTTCCATACAGGTGGATTATTTACTCCTTGAGATGCTAAAAATTGTCCTGTTTCTCCTGGATTTCCTGCGGTTTTGTCATCTCCTCCTACGTGAATTGATTTGCCCACCTGCAAATCTCCGTTTACATGAAGTGTTGCTTGTGGTGTCTCGGTGTTTACTCCTACTTGTGCTTTAGACAATGAGAATGTCAATATGAATACTGTTATATATATTACTATTTTCATTTAAAAAAATTTAATTAATAATTATTTTATTTAATGGTTTACCTGAAATTCAGGCAATAAAAATCCTTACTCATCCAAATAATGAATTAAAAGAGTCTATTTTAATTTTGTTCAAAAGCTGATTTTTTGTTAAAATGCTTTTGAGATAATTCGAATTGTAAAAAACTTATTTTTAATTATCCGTAAAAAGGAGGAGGTCTTGTAAAATATTGATTATGGACAGATGTATTATGTATCTGTTTCGACTTGTATAGAAGCTTTATACTCTTTTCTGTGACAAAGGGAAGTGATAAATTCGGATTATTCGCTGCTACAGTATGTAATTTAAGCTGATAATTGTTAACCGGAACAATAAGACTACCATTATGAGTATTTGCAAAATAGAAACTTGCGTGTTCTGAATGCAATTTTATAATTACACTTTTTGTTTCAGTAACAATAATTTTTTCTTCGTTCTTTTTCTCTACACGCTTATCCTTTGGATCTTTTTTGAGTTTAGCAATAATCTTTTTTTCAGGATTCTTTACTACTGTTTTTTCTTCCCAATAAATTTGTTCTTTATTGGTTATTATTGTGTTTTCGGAGATGTATACTGTGACAGAATCATTGGAAAAATTGTTTTCAGGAATATTAGTATTGTAAATAAAGGCTTTCCCCTTAATAGTAACTTTCGTATTCGTTTCAATATATACTTGCGCAAAAACGGTTTGAAAAAAAACAACGAAAACAAACACACACACTTTCTTACCAAAATGATTGGCAAACTGAGGCATGCGGTTCGATTCAATATTTGTGTTTTTAGAATCCATTTGTGTTAAAAAATTCCGTTGTAGAAATTATGGTGCAAATAGATTAAAAATGTACCAAAATAAAGGGTTTAATCACCTCTTAAAAAACCCCTAAAAACAAAAATATTATTGATTATTAGATTGTTATATTATAATGCTGTAAAAAATTGGATAGCCAAAGTTGGAGGTTGATTTCGGATGAAAGATTTAGTTTTTTACGAAGGTTATATCTTGTAGCTTCAATAGTTTTTAAAGACCTGAAAGTCATAACTGCAATTTCCTTGGTTGTAAACCCAAGATAAATGTAAGCTGCAATGGTGAGTTCTGAAACAGTAAGTTTATTATATTTCGATAATAAAAGATGAGTAAATTCGGGATAGACTTCTTGAAATCGAGTATAAAATTCAGGATGGTTTTCTTTTGCCATTTCCACAATTTCGCCAAATGATTCATTCAATCTTTTTTGCAGATTTTGTGTTTCTTGTTTTTTCTCGATAATTATTTGTTCCTTTTCAACCAATAGTTTTTGTTTTCTCTTTCTGTAAATGCGGAAAATAATCATTCCTAAAATCAACACAACAATTGAGATAAAAACAACTGAAGTAATTATGATAACAAATTTCGTTTCGGATAGTTGTATTTCTCTTTCTTTTTCATCTACTATATTAAGAATTGTTTTGTCCCTACCTTTATCCTTTTGTTTTTGAAGTTGAGCCATCAATTCTTTGTGTAAATCCAGATATTCTTTTTCTTTTTCCACATTTCCTAAATGCCTATAAATTTTTTGTTTCATTTCATAAATGATAACAAGATTACTAAATATGGCATTTGATTTCAATAATTCTTCAGATCTATTTAATAATATCAATGCTTCTTCATAATTGCCTTCTTTCTCAGAAACCATTCCCAAACTCGCAAAAGCTAATCCTTGCGCAAGAGTGCTGTTAAGTTCTTTTCCTGTTTCTAAAACAGTATTGTAATAATATCTAGCCGAATCTAATTGATTCTTTTCTAAATGATAAGCGCCAATTCTCTCATTAATCTCCGCATTCTTTATCAGATGTTCTGATTTGGGAAGATTTTCAGGAAGTGATACTATTTTCGCGTTAATTGTTTTGGCTTTTAGATAAAATTTATACTGAGAATCTATATCCGGATAAGCCAAATAAGATTTCATGTATAAAATCATTAGATTTCGTTGTTTTTTTTGATGATTCTTTTCTTTATAAACCGCTGTTTTGGATTTTTGATAAAATTCAGCAGCTAAAGACGAGAAGCCCAATTCGTAAAGATTGGAGGCTTGTAATAATAATAAGTTAAACTCAGAATTTTTGTTAAGATTCAAAAACGTACCGAATTTTTTTGCTTTTTCTACGTATTCTATACTTTTTTCATAATTTTCGCTATCTGAAAGAAGCACAGCAATTGTATAATACCCTGTAACCAACCCCCGTTCATAATTTATTTCTTTTGAATATTCTATTGCTTTAAATGCGGTTGAAATGGCACCTTTTACATCTCCTTCTTCATGGTTTTGTTGATGTGTTTTTAGGAGTAAAGAATCAATTTCGAGCGTAGTTTGCGAAATTGACTTCGTTGAAATTAAAAGGGAAATTATGGTAAAAAGAGTTGTTATTAATTTCATTTATATTTAAGCATTATAATACAAAAGTAGCAAATTTTGAAGTACATAAATCATCATACATCAGCTCTTTTGCAAAATAAGTTGTGGCTTAAGCATTGGTGTTTTGCAAATGTGCTGATGAGCGTTGACAAAAAAGCGGCTGAAAAAAAGAATAAATTTTGGGTTGGGAATAGTTTTGTTTTCATCGTTTAAATACTTTGTGTTTGTGTTAGTTTTATGCGCAATTTTTTGTCATATTCCAAAATAGGTTGACCTTTTTTGGGGTTAATTATTGATTCAAATTTATTGTTTTTTTTCTTATGATCGGAATAAAATATGGAAAAAATTCCATCGCTATTCCCATCTGTTTTTCCCACATTTTATTGACGATATTTCTCGACAACAACATCATGCGGTTTTCTTTTTATAAGACTTATATTCGCTTTTGTTGTACTGTTGGTGGGCTTTTTCGGGAGTTTTAAAATCCAGTGACCAGTGCAACCGTTTTTCGTTGTAAATTCTTACCGATTGGGCAATCATTTTTCGGGCAATTTCTTGATTTGCAATAGATTCTTTTAACCCGAATTCGTATTTCAAAATCCCGTTAATACGCTCTGCGACTGCGTTTTCGTAGGGGTCGTATTGTTGGGTTGTACTTAAAATAAAACCATTTTTTTCGGCATAATCCGAGAACGCCGGACAACAGTACTGGATCCCTCTATCGGAGTGGTGAACAATGTTTCCGCAGTGGTGAATACAGTGTTTTTTAGCCATTTTAAGCGCATCTATCACCAATTCCGCAGGCATTTTGTCCGAGTAACTCCAACCCATTATTTTCTTGGAATACAAATCCGTAACCAAAGCCAAATAAGTGTGTTTTTCATCGGTTTTGATGTAGGTAATGTCTGCTGAAAAAGCTTGTTCTGCGTGGTTAATCACCATTTCTTTAATTCTGTTTGGCGATTTGAAAAAGCCGTGTTTGGAGTCGGTTGTGATATGAAAACGCTTGGTTTTCTTTACGAGTAATGCGTTGTATTTAAGCAAATCATTAAGTTTATTTCTTCCCATTTTGATGTTTCTTTGTTGTAAAAGAGGTTTGATTTCCTGATAAAGCTTTGCTGTTCCTGTTTTGGGACGTTCTTTGCGAATTTCCAAAACCATTTTCAATACGGTTTCTTCTTGTTTTTTCCAAGATTTTTCACGATTAATCTTCTGATAATAAGCTTGTTTTGTAATCCCGAGAGATTCAGAAATCCATTTTTGTTTAAAGGGTTTTAGTCCTTTAATTTTTTCTTTTTCTTCTGAATTTCGTTTGCTAATCTCTCGGGTAAGAACTTTTTTGAGAGTTCCTTTCCCGTAACGCGTTCAAACTCGATGATAATGTCTTGTTGAAAGTCTTTGATGCCTTCTAAATCGTAGATTCTGTCACGCAAAGCTTTAATTTCATCATCTTTGCTTTTGAAGGATTTTTTCATAGTGTAATTGCTTAATTTTTTTTGCCAATAGGAGAGGGTACTCCTGGAAATGTTGTATTTCTTGGAAGCAAAGTTAGCGGAAATTTGCCCATTTGCAATTTCGGCAATGACGGAAAGTTTGAACTCAAAGGAGGTTTCTTTCCCATTTCTTTTTCGACAACCGTCTTGATTTGTGATGTCCATAAGTTACTAAAAGTGTTTAATTTTTAGTCAACCTATTTTGGTACGATAGATCAAATACGCTTGCACATAACGGTTCGGCAGCTTGGCGAGGGTGGCACTTTTAGCACAAATGTTGAATAGAAGCACTAACTTCCAACTTTTCAAAAAGGTTCAATCGAAGCCGTGTCCTGCCACTCTTGCCAAACTGCTTGTTGTGTGCTGTGCTGGTTTTCGGTTAAGTGTTTATAGTCTGATTTTTCGATAAATAAATCTTGTTCTACTCCGTCAAGTTTGGTTATAATTACTTTAATCGCTTCATCTGATTGGTCAATTCCTATCCATTGTCGGCCGTTGGTTTGTGCAGATTTTAAGGTTGTTCCAGAACCTGCGAAACAGTCTAAAATAATGCTATTTTCATTAGAAGAAGTTTTAACAATAATATCCAACAAATCGGCATTTTTTTCTGTTGGATAAACTGGATATTGTGGGTCTTTAAATTCCCAAATATCTTGCATACGCTTTCCTTCCTGCTCGTCAAAATAGATTTTCTTTCTTGGATTTCCGTTGTTGCTCCACTCAATTAAACCGTCATTATCCCATTGTTCTAAAATTGAAACTTCACTTCGCCAATGTCTGCCTTTTGGGGGTAAAATTCCTTTAAATGCGTGTGAGGTTTTTCCGTTTTGCGTTTCGCCTGGTGCGTGAAGTGGAATAGTTGTATATCTTCTTCCGTCTTTTTCGGTTTTAGGAAAAAGTTTTATTTTATCTTCTTCTGTGTATGGCGTTTTCGGTTCGTTCCAAATTAAGTTGTCTGATTTTGAATAAAACAAAATCAAGTCTTTGATATTTCCGTAACCTTTTCGTGCAAAATTTTTAGGATTGCATTTTACCCTTGTAATGTCATTTCTGAAATTCTCAATTCCGAAAATTTCGTCCATTACGATTTTTACATAATGTCCGATTTTATAATCAATATGAAGATAAATTGAGCCTTTGTCGGAAAGCAACATTTTAAGTAAAACCAAACGCTCACGAATAAATTCAATAAACTCAAAACCTTTTAAAGTGTCCGAATAAGCCACATTTCCGTTTTTTGAATTACTGATTGTACTTGCTCTTCCGTCTGTAATGGTAAAAGTATTGTTGGTTGCAAAAGGTGGGTCAATATATATTAAATCAATTTTTCCTGCTAAATTATGTTGTGTTATGAGTTGTTTTAAAGCCACTAAATTATTGGCTTGAATGAGCAAATTAGGGCTGTCAGAATTATTGATTTGTTCCAAAGAAATGTTTGGAATACTATCAAAAATTTGCTGTTCAGTTTTTTTATTAGGGTAATCTAATTGCATAATTTCAGAGTTTTAAAGTTGATAAAGAAATTCACGCAATACCAAACTGCTCATAATATTCAAGTCTTTGTATTTTTCCGTGATGTCTTTGTACATTTTATTGTTTCCTTTTATGTACAAAACTCCGTCAAGAATTGCAATTTTTACAGCGTTAATATCTGTCATTACCGTACTAATTGCGTCATTGAATTGTGCGTTTTGGTGTCCACCAAAATCGGTCAGAAATTTAGCTTCGCCAATTACAAGTTTTCCGTTAAATCTCCCAACGAAATCTAAACCTTTTGGGTGTTCGTATTTCAGAAATTCGTTTGCAAATTTCATCAATTGAGCATCGCTTCCGTTTAGAATTGCATCATTGTTATTTGATGTAAATTCTTCGTAAGAAACGGGTTCAATTCCCAATGCTTTTGAGTTCAGCCAACGTCTGAATAAAGGTCCGATTTGTCGGTTTGTTTCTTTGGGTTCGCTACAACGTTCAAAAATTTTGTCCAACCCCATTTCATAAAGCCGTCCGCAAATTCTATTTATGGTTTTAGGATTTCGGTCAATTGCACTTCCGTCACGTTTGAGGTAAGCAATGTAACTGTCTTTTATTGGAAAAAGGTCGAGTTTTAAAAGTTCTCTGATTAGTAAATCGTTATTTTTCTTATCAAATGCCTTTTCAATATTTGCCCAACGTTCTTGATTGATTTCTCTAATTCCTTCGGGTATAGTCGGATATACTTGGAATAAATCGTCCAAATATGATTTCTGACTTGCGTATTCTATGCTTAATTCTGTCCAATAGTTCATAAGTACAAATTTACGAAAAATAATTTACGGATTGTGTTTTAGGTCGGGATTTGTGCAGTTGGTTTTAGCATAGCACACAACGGGCCGCGGCTTGGCGAAGGTGGCGACTTTTAGCACTACACTTCAATCGAAGCACGGACTTCAAATATAGCGAAAAAGTTTCAAACGAAGCACAAAACCGCCACTTTTGCCAAACCGATGTTGGCTTGCAGTGGCAATTTTTCGGTTAGATTTCAAAGATTGTTTTCTCAAAATTGTCGTTTTCTTTTCGGTAAATTTTCCAAAGTTCGGTTTCACGTTCTATAATTCCTCCGTCTGTTTCGGGTTTGTCGCTTAACCAATTATCCAATGCTTCCGCTTTTCCGTTGTCGAGTGCGTCTTTTGCTGTAAAACCACTTTTGGTGTCGATTATCCAAAGTTTTTCGGTTGTTTTTATGATAAAATCGGGATAAAAAACTCGTTCTTTTTGTTCGGAATCTTGATATAAAATTCCTAAATATTTTCCGTAACCCTCGCCATTTTTATACCACCAAATTACTTTTTCGGATTGTTCTAAATATTTTGCAAACAGCTTTTCCAATTCCGAATCGTATTTGATGTAACAAGGCGAAAGTGCATATTTTGTAAACGCTTCTTTTTCAAAACTTTCATTCACAATATCACTGTCCGGAACAGAAAAAACGGTTTCGGTTTTTTCTCGTTTATCTTCATCCACTTGTTTGCGGATTGGTTCGTATTCGTCTTTTGAAAGTTTTATGATGTGTTCTATAAAATCATAATTTGCTTTGGAACAAACGATAAATTTTTTCACGTCTTTAACGGTAAAATTCCCCATTTCAAAAACTTGAAAAAGTGCGTTTTTGATTTTCGCTTTCGACTTTTCAATTCCGTAAGGCAAACACCAACTGCGAATAATTTGCTCAAAAATATATTCGATTTCTTCGTGGCTCGTGTCTTTTTGGATTTTGGCAACTTCGGAAGTTGTTCCGTCATAAGTTTCCAAATTTTTAATCACTTCGTTGATGATAATATCACGCTTTAATTCTTCATCATAAATTTCTAGTTTGTCGTCAATTTTTTGACTTACAACATCAACCATTTCCGTTCCGTCAATTTCAAAAGCGTTGAGTAATTTCTGAATAAAAATAGGTTTAAAATGTTCGCTTGTAAGCGTGTGTTGGTCGGTACGATTGAGAAAAACAGAAGGCAATTTTACGTTATTATTCTTCGCAAAATCGGTAATCCGCATTGTGTGAAAGTTGAAATATCCTTTTTCGCTTTCGTTTTCTCCTGCAATCGAAATTTGATTTAGAGCCGTGTAAATGTAAGCCGAATTTAGTTTTTCATTTTCGTAATGTTTAGCTTCGGGCATTCTCAAAATTCTTCCAACGGTTTGAATTTGAAAGCTTTCCGTTTTATTTTCTCTAAACATTGCCATAATCGAAGCTCTCGGACAATCCCAACCCAAAGCAATGGCTTGTTTAAAAATCAAAACTTCTACTTGACTATCGAAGTTTAAAATTTCGTCTAAATTTTTCTTTTCGTTGCTCAACCAAACGGCTAATTTCCCGTTTTCGTAAGTAATTCCTTGTTCGTAAAAATATTTTTCTACAAAATCTTTGGTCGTTTTATCCAATTCGCTCAACGTTTCTTTTTCGTTAGGCAACTGTACCAAAATAAGCGGATTGATTGTTGGGTTTAATTCCTTTAATTCAGTTTGCTTTTTCTGACACGCTTCTAAAATTGCATTGGTCGAAGTTTCGGCAGTTACATTTTCTAAATCGGCATTGATAATTGTGTCTTTTTTTATCAATCCTGAATTGACAACTTCGGTAAAATCAACTCGAACCGTATTCACAGAATTTGCGTTTGACGGTGCAGGTTTTGGCGTAGCCGAAACCATAATCACAGTATTTGGTTTGATGATTTCGTTTACAAATTCTTGCGTTCTTTCTGCATAAAGTCCTTGATGCGATTCATCAACAATCAGCACGATATTTCTGTTTTCGTCTTGCGTTTTTTGGAAAATGTCTTGTAAGTTTACACCTGTTTCGTTTTCACGAACAAGCAAATTATTCCAAACTCCGTCTTTTTTGGTAATCCCTTTTTCCCAATTAAAAAAGAAAAGGTCGTTGGGTAAAAACGGCTCGGCTGAAAGTGAATTTTGGTCAATAATTCGGTATGGAAAATTTTTGAGGTATTTTTCGATTTTTGCTTTGGATTGGTTGTGTAAATCACGAGGTGCAACCCAAACGAAAACCGTGTTTTCATCATTATTGTTGGAAATAATTCGTTTCAAAAATTCAGCCATCATAATGGTTTTTCCACTACCTGTTGGCGATTTGAAAATGATAAAATTATCTCGTGTTCCGTCTTTTTGCTGGTTGTATTTTTTGACCAAATTATCAACCGCATTTTCTTGATATTGTTTTAGTTCCATACTTTACTTACGCTTCTTTTTTGGTTTGAAAATTTGGTTGAATGTTTTTAAAATTTCTTCGGGAATTTCTTCCAATCTCGCATTTTTCAAAGCCGAAATATCCATATCCAAATTGCCGTCAATCGAAAAACGATACACAACGACTTCATCAGAATTGCGGGCGGAGCCCGTAATTTCTGAAATATATTTTTGGTCGTCTGTATTATCGTAACGGTCAAAAATGACGGCTAAAAGTTTGTGGTCGTTTCGCCAAATTTTCAGACTTTCAATGTTTGATTTTTGACTTTCGTAGCAACTTTCTTTTATCTGCAAAAGTTCGTAACAACGCTTTGTCAGACTAATTCTGTTTTCGTCTGTATCTTCACTCTTTTCGATAAAATCGGTTTTGAAGTAGCGTAAATTGGCGGGTATTCCGTCAGAATAATTTGTGCCGTCTGCACGTTTTCCTGTGATTACGGTTTTTATTCTTGGATAGGTAACTTCTTCACAAATAGCGTTTTCGTTGTTGGTACAAAGAATAAACTGCCTGTTTCCTCCGTCTTCTTTATTGAGTTCCAAAACTGCGTGTCCTGTCGTTCCCGAACCTGCGAAAAAGTCGAGGATTGTAATATTGTCTTTGAATTTCAGTAAATATTTGATTAAAGAAATTGGTTTTGGATAGTCAAAAACTTTCTCTCCAAACATTGCGGTTAGTTCTTTTCCTGCTTCTTCTGTTGTTGAAACTCCAACGCTTTCATCAATTAAATTTGGTGGAACTTCTTCGGAATAATTTTGCTTTTTATACGATAAAACTTTTGTTTTTGAGCAATTTACAATGGTATTGTTCGCTAATTCTTCGTTTAGCTTTTCTTGTGTCCAAATAAATCTGTTTTCAAAAGTTGCGTCATTTTTGTTTGTAAAATTTTCTACAACAACATCATTAAGTAAGGTATTTGGAAATTTTGCAGTTCCATAAACACCACTTTCAATTATTCCGTTTTCAATTTTGAAATTGATTGATTTTGCAGGAAAAGTAAGCTGTTTGATTGTGTTTTGAGGTTTTGTAAATGGGTCATCGCTACTGCTAATTTTTTTGACACCTTTATATCGAGTGTTGTTTTTTTCTTTTTCGTAAGCTAAAACAAACTCAACATTCTTTTTGATTTTTAAAGAAAGGTTTGGCGGTGTTGCTGATTTGAACCAATGCCATTGTCCGACAAAATTGTTCTCGCCAAAAATTTCGTTACACAAAACTTTTAGTTGTGCAACTTCGTTGTCGTCAATGGAAATAAAAATTGTTCCATTTTCTGATAAAAGATTTTTGGCTAATTCTAATCGTTTCGCAATAAACGACAGCCATTTTGAGTGTCGAAAACTGTCGTTTTCATCAACAAATTTATCGTTGTATTTCCATTCGTCTGCTTTTCCTGTATTGTAAGGTGGGTCAATGTAAATCACGTCAATTTTTCTTTTGTGTGTTACATTGAGAACGGAAAGCGAATGAAAATTATCGCCCTCAATAATGAGATGAGTAGGGGAATTTTCGGCTTCTGAAATTGCTTTGTCGCTAACTTCTGTCAGCACCGGAAAATTGTTTTTGCAATCTTCAACAACTTGTTCGGGTTTGTCTTCCCAAACCAAGCCAAATTTTTTCTGTTTTTTAAGTTTCTTTATTTCTTCGAGCAGTTGCTCACGAGTATAATCTTCGTATTTTTTTGTCATTCTCCTCAGTTTTTCTGAGTTGAATGCAATTTTATAGGTTCAACCGTGCTTTATCGCAAAACGCTGTCCCGCCATTGCAGCCAACGTTGGACGGCTTTGCGATGGCGGGGCAATCGAAGCACTTATAATCAGAAAAACATTTCGTCCAAAAAAACAAAACAAAACGTCCAAAAAATTCCCGTTTTTCCAAATTTACAAAAAAACATTTATAGGTGTTTAAAAGCCCTTTTAATTCACATTTAAATTAAATTTAACGTTTTGCCCAGATAACAGCTTCCGAGTGCCTCCTATGTTATTTTGATAAATATGTACATTTCCCAGAAATAACGTTATTGAATGCAACGGCACTTCTATCTGTCGGCTGATTAAATAAAGGTGATAAATGTCCGCGGGCAAGCCCAAATTAGCATCTGAACTCCTTTGGTATGCCGACAATACCAATTTACCTTTAGCAATCTGAAATTGTATAAGCGACAAACACGGCTGCTGATTGCTTTCGGTATCGTTTCTGCCGAGAAAAAGCACATAGTTCTTGCTATTACGCTTTTCCTTATTAATTTTCTTTATCAATCCCGGCAGTTGCTCGAAGTAAGTAGGGTATGAATTTACCAATATTGGTCCGCAATAATCCCACCAAGATATTCCTGCTTCGCGATATCTTTCTGTAAGCCTTTCCCCGGATTGAAATAACTCTAATTCAGTCTTTAATTTTTTCCGGGCAATTCCGTGGCTCTCGAAGATTTCTAATAAATCCGCAGGAAATAGCCGTAAAACCTCGTTATGAAGGTACTTTATATAGCCTTTCTTATTTCGTTGCATTCTGCCTTTTTGCAGAATTTTCTTTAAAATTTTATGATACTTATTCATGATATTATTTTTTTGTAATTTTGTTTCTCTCACAACCACACACGAAAAAACCAGCCAAAGAAGACTTTTGTCCTCCGTAGCTGGTTTCAGCGTGTTTTTAAAGGTTGTGAGAGATTTTTAAAAAGCGGAGGGCATTTTCCCTCCTTTGTGTTTATTCTTCTGTTTCTTCTTCCTCCACTTCGGGAGCTTCCTCGTTGCAAATCGCCTCGCACTCTGCGATTACGGCATCGACCATATCGCTGTCGCCATGTTGTTTGTCGAGATAATTCACGGACGATGTGCAGCTTTTCGCAAAATAGCTGCCGGTTGCAAACTTATTTCCGTTCTCTTTTCTCGTTAAAGAAAATGCCACCACTTCGGGCGCTTTTTCGTCCTCTTTTGCGTAGGAATACAGCACTTCGGCGGTTTCCATTTCTTCTTTTTCTACGATGTTCGTTTTTTTACTGATAATTGTTCTCATTTTAAAAGTATAAAGGTTAAAATTATTACTGCTGCCACAATGGCGAAGATTACAGCGGTTTTCGTTGTTAAAATGTTTCCGCTGCCATTTTCACGAGAATATTCCTGCTCATCTCTGTGAATTTGATTTCTGTCGTTTTTCAATTTTTCGTTTTCCATTTTTAAAATTTTAGGTTAATGTTAATGTTATCATCTGTGTATTCGCAACTTTACCGTTTTGAATGTAATAAAGCGCATAATTTACCGTTTCATTGAAATTTGGCGGGTTGCGATAAAATCCCAAAACACCAAAATCGAACGCATACCAGCCGTTAGGAATGTTTGCTGTTCTACTTCCATAGGTCGATTTGTACCCGCGATTGCTTTCATATTGCGCATTTTCGGGGTGCGTTCCATTTTGATAATCGTAATAAAGTTGTCCGAGAACATTTAGGAAAAATGTTTTTACCATAATCACATCCAGCCCTTCTCCTATATAATCAATCGTAGAAGTGATTTCGCTTTGTAGAAATGTACGAGCATCCGCAACGTTAAGCGTAGGGCTCGATTGATTCATGTCGAGCATTCTGACATTCGTCCAACTTTCGGGGATGTAATTAACAGCGATTAATCCGCGATTTGGATCGAGCGTAAAGGTTTTAAAACCAGTGTGGTGGAAAAAGTCCAAAACAGGCGTTCCATTTTCATCAACGCCCCATCGGAATGCATCGTGTTTTTCTCCGATTTGGTGGCTTCCTTTCATAAATCCGTTATCATGAAGCCGCCAAGGTGCTTTATATCTGTTTTCGTAATCTGCGCCAACCCACATTCTTACGGATTCTTCGCCCATGTCGGTAACCCCCGTAATACCTGCATTTGCACCGATTACATCTCCTACCAAAAGCGTTCCGGTGGCAACGACATTATCGTCTATGGTTGTACCGAGAAAGCTCGTTATCTGCGCGACCGAATTGGCAGTATTCTGCGCATTTTGAGCGTTTGCTTTGGCTGTGGCTATCTCTGCTGCGTTATCATTTACTTCTTCCTCCAGCTCGTCCACAAGATCTTGTGCATGCTCTTTCGCTTCTTCCATTTTGGCGGTTGCATCGGCAATTGCTCGGAGTTCTTCGGCGGTTACTATTCCATCTGCGTAGGCATTGGCAGCGGTTTTTGCGAGTTCGTCCTGCGCTTCGGCGTAATTCTTCGCAGCGGTTAAGTTTGCAGCTGCTTGATTAATCCGCGCTTGTTCCTCGGCGGAAACTTTGCCGTCTGCATACGCTTCGAGTTGCGATTGCAAAAGAGCATCCTGCGCTTCGGCGTATGTTTTCGCAGCATCTGCTTTGTTGGTAGCATCGAGAATTGCCCTCGCTTCCTCTGCGCTCACAACATCATCTGCATACGCTTTGGCTTCGATTTCTGCTAAGTTTGCTTTCGCCTCTGCATAGGCATTGGAAGCTGCTATTGCATCTAACTTCGATTGCTCGATTTCGGCTTGCAAATCTTCTGGCGCGGGCGTCCAGTCAGTTGCTTTTGTGCCTTTTTCGAGCTTTTGCATGCCTACGCCTGCAACTATTGTTCCGCCGCGCGTTCTTTTTCGAGCTCTTATTTCAGCTCCAACCGCATTGGTAGGTGCTTGTGCTGTTATTACAGCTTTGCCACTGTTTCCTGCCAAAATTACCGTGCCATTGGACGACTCTGTTGTTATATTATTTTCATCGTACCAAAAAATTCTAATCGTAACATCTTGGTCGGGATTTTCATAGTAAATTTGAGCCGTGTAAAATTCCCCAGGAATAATGGAAACTCTCGGAAAATCGAAGCTTAAATTCCAGCCGTTCCACGTTTTAATTGCGATTTCCGAAGATGTGCCAAGGAGTAGGTTTTTCCCGCCGATTTGCAGCTCGTCCACCGAATCCTGTATCGCTTCTTCTACATCCTTGCCGTTGCCGATTTTCAGTTTCCCTTTGATTTCGATATGGTCGGGATGCATCGTGATGTAATCGCTGCCGATAGGCGCTTTCCAAGTGCCTATTGTGATTTGGTTGGGTGAAATTTCTGCAAAACCATAATTTGTATTAACCAATCGCACCCCGGATTGAATACTCGACATATACCCGGCTTCGAAGTAAAACCAATCGGGATCGGCATCAATTGAAAGTTCTTCGGGCGTGGCATATATCGTTGCATTAGTGCCTGTTTTTTGTGCTTTAACATAAATATGCTGATATTCGGCAGTTATATCTTCCTGCGTGCCGGCAGAAATGCTCCAAGTTCGCGGACCATCGTCGGAAATCGTTAAATGAACGATGTTTCCGCCCGTCCACACAAGTGTAGTGTAATCATCCGCCGTGCGGAAATTCACGCCCGGAAGTCGGAAAACCTGCGAGCGCGCGCCAAGTGAAATCAATTTGGAATCGATTGAAGCGGCTTTAAAGTTTGCCATATCGAAATATCCGTCCGGATCGAAGATTTTCTCGGCGTTTTCGCGCGCAAAATAATATGCAGCGCGGGCGGCAGCGGCATTGAATTTCGTTTCTTTCGTCCGCTGGATTTCCTTTCTTTCTTGCTCGTAATATTCCGTAACAACAGGTGTGAGAAACGCCACTTCTGAAAAATCGATTTGCACATCGAATAAGTTTTGCACGTCTTCGGAAATGGCCGTAATCCGCAAATCGGCATCCAAATCGAATTCCAAACTTTCCACGTGTACCAAAGATCCAAGCTGTGGCTGGTAATTAAGTTCTTTAAAAAGCATCGCATCCGTAGGAGCGGAATAAGAAAATCTTTCGGAAGAATTTTTATCCAAATATTCCTGCGCTTTGGCTTGCAGCTCGGCTTCGGCGGCAGTTACATAGCTTTCCGGCATCGCTATGTCTTCGAGAATATACTTGTCGCCCACAGCCGGGCGCACCAGCGCGCTGGGAACATCCCACGAAGTTTCCTGCTTGTTGGGAAGAATCGTAAAAGTTTTTGTCGCCGAGTGATATCCACGCTCGGGAATTTCGAATCGGTAGCCTGCGAGTTGCCCGGTTTGAAAAACAACTTTTGCTAATAAATTCGGGATTAAAATTGTCTTATTTCCGTGGCTGTCGGTAGCATTTAAATCAAAATCCATGGTGGAATCGGTGAAAACAAACGGATTGTTTTCATCCACTGCGGTAACGGTGCCGGTTCTTCGCGGGAAAACATCTTCAAAGATTTCCGTATGTTCGATTATGCCGTATTTATCGACGTTTTTTTGCAAATATGGAACGGTCATCCGCAAGTTCTTCTGCCCGCCGCGATAGTTTTGCGGTAGGTTTTTTTCAGCGCCTTTGGCGTAGAGGCGTGTAACCACTTCGGAATCTTGCAAAGGCTGGCGTGCGAGTGATTTAAATCCTTGTGCTTTTCCGTATTTTAGAGTAACTCCGGAATCGGGTTTCCGCTCAGTAAAATGAATCGATTTATCGGAATCTACCCAAAATTCGAGTTTAAATTCATCCGCAATTTTGGAAAGCGCGGTAAGGCAGTTCATTTCGTCAAACTGCACATTTTTGGTTTCGGTGGCATCTACCGTTCCCACGCTCCAACCGCTTTGCACACGGTTGGCGTTATTCACCACATGCGCCACCATAGCGGCGGCATCGGCAACCAAAAATGAAGAAGAAATCGTGTACTCGTTTTCCGAGTCGGGGAAAAGCAACGAAACTTCGTTCAATCTGTATTTAATCGAATAAAAAGTAATGTTATAAATCCATTCTTTCGTTGAGCTTTGCTCGCAATTGTAGGATTTTAAAATCGAATATTGTTTGCCTTTAAAAGTGATATAATCGTGCTTTTGAAAGGCTATATTTTGTGCTAAAGAAAATTGAAAATTCACGATTTCCTCACCCATAATGCGAGAAGTAGCGCGCCCGGTAGGTTTTACCGCCGCTACAACTATTTCACCTCTTTTTATCTCGTATATCATTTGACTACAATGGTTAAGCTAAATTTTACAAAAACTTTTTCTACGTTTTTCAGCCGCTTGGTGCTCTTTTTCCAATTGCCTGTTTTTTGGTAAAAAAATGAATAATTTTGGCTGTGATCGTCGATATAAAGAGTCTGCCAACCCGATTGGGTAATCTCCTCAAAAAAGGCATTGTACTGCGCCCAAAATTGCGTATCGTTGTCTGCCACAATGGCGCATTGCAAGGTTACTTCCTTGTCTTCGAACCTCGGCAATGTTAAATCGTATTCTTTGCCGTTTTCTTCGCGCCAGTCGTTGGTTAATGTGGTTTTGCGAGTAGGAAAAGAAAGCAGTTCTTCCGTTCCGGTTTGGATCACCAAACCGAATTCGGAAAGTAAATTCTTTCCATTGATTTTGTCTTTATATATCGCAGTCGTTAGCATTTTTCTCTATTTTATAATTCCAGCCGCTTGCAAGGCTTTGTAATTTTTTTCCATAGATTCGCCCAATTGATCCACACCTCTATCGATGTCGTGGAGTTTTTCCGTATTATTCGCCGTGCGCCGCGTATTTCTTTCGATGTCCATTTGCAGTGCTATCATTCTTCCCGCGCGCTCCATTAGTCCCGCAAATCCGGTGGTATTGATTTTATTGGTTTCCAAAACCGCAAGACGCAGCCCGGCGGTATGGCCGGAAAGTAAATCGATACTTTCCTGCGAGGCGGCGCGGTAAGCTCCTTTGTAAGAATTTGCACCGCTGAAATCATCGCCAATCGTAATGCCGGCTTGATTAATCAAGTCCAATTGCTCTCGCGCAGAATTCACAATCGCCATATACATGTCGGTGAATTCTTGCCGCTCTTCCTCGGTCAAAATGCCGTCGCCCATCATTTCAGCGAGGGAATCTTGCAGTTTTTGAATTTCAGGCTCGATCACGCGGGCTGAAAGTCCTGACAAAATAGCATCGCGCAAAAAGCCTTCAATGTCGTCCGCCCAGTCGGCAAATTCTCTTTTTCCTTCTTTTAATCCCTGGCGTATGCTGTCTAAAATAGCTTCAGGAGTAGTGCCGGTTATGGTGTTAATCAAATCAACTTGCAATTGCCGCATGGCTTCGTCCAAGCTTCCAAATTCGTCGCGCAACTTTTTCAGTTGCTCGTAAGCGGTTTTAGCATCTCCGGTAAGCGGATGCTCGGCGTTTAATTTTTCCAGTTTGTCGAAAAGTTCATCGGAAAGCATTACCGTTTCCGGAGGAATCAAGTCCTTAAAAGGACTGTTTTTGCTCAACAGATTTTGCATCAAAGGATTGTAGGAAAATCTGTCGAGAAGTTTTTGCATCGGACTCATTCCGGGACCTACCCCCAATAAAGCAGCAATGTTTTCTTTAATGTCCACTACGCGGGTTTTTCTCCCTATTCCTAAAAAGCCGCCGTATTTTTCTGTTTTTTGTCCCACAGTAGTAGTCATTCCCAGTAATCTGTTAAAAACAGTTTGCTGATCGCGCAAGTTGTCTTGCATAGCTTTGGCCCGAGCGGCGGCTTCCTCACGAATATTGTCCACTCTCGATTTATAAAGATCGTTCAATTTTACTTCGTCAATGATACGTTGCCGAAGTACCGCATTGTAATCGAGTTCTGCTTGTAACTTCTCTTGCTGTCTTTTTTTAATTTCTTCCTGTGCTTTTCGCTCCGATTCCCGCGCTTTTTTTCCCAATGAAAACAGACCACCAATCGCAGAAAACAAGCCTTGCGCAATGCCGATGATGCCGCCGGCTGTGAAACCTTCGGGATTTTTTAATCCATCTAAAAAATTTCCCACGCTATCTGAAAGACCTGCTGCAATTCCTGCGAGTTCGGAAAGTGTAGCAACGGTGTCTGAAAGTGCAGCATTAGAATCGCCGATATCGTTTGCCAGTTGCCCAAAAATCTGCTGTGCCGCGGCGGCGTAATCTCGTAAATTAGCAAGTTTACGGAGGTTTAAATTCTCAATTTCTTGGTTAATTTTCTCAATTTCTTCTTGAGTTTTTATATAGGTTTCCAGATCCTTTTTGCGAGCTTCTCGTGCGGTTTCTTCTAATTTTGCCCGTTCTACTTTTAATTGATTTATTCGGGATTCAATGACACTATTTCCTCTTGCATTTTGTGCTTCTTCTAAATCTTTCTGAAATTTTTTGCGCTGTTCGGCTGTTAATAAATTTTCTTCGGAAAGTATTTCTTTCAGTGCCGTGATGCGGGCTTCCAACTCACGCTGTGAAATTCCGATAAGATTTTCACTTAGCCGTCGATAAATATCGGTTTTGCGGAAAGCGGCTGTTTCTACCGCCGCTACTTCGGCATCGGCATTGGCTTGTGCTGCGGCAATCAAGCGTGCGGCTTCTTCCGGTGCAAGGTCGCGACTTTGGATTTCCCTGCGGATGGCTTCGTATTTCCGTGTGATTTCGGTTTTCTTTTCTTCTAAAGTCTGATGTTCGCGCAAAAAATCATCTGTAAGTTGTTGCAGACTTTGCAAAACTTCGTCGCGCTTTCCGGTGAGAAATACGAGTTTATTTTGGTCTCTGTCAGAATTTGACAGTTGCGATATTTTCTCATCCAAAAGAGTAAGCTGGTCGATGAGTATCGGCGTAGATTTCAACGCCTTTTCCACCTCTTGTGTATAATTGTCAAAGGCGGTTTTTCTGCCTTCTATTTCTGCCAGCTTTTTATTTAAAGCTTCCAAATCGGCAGCTTGCTGATCGGTTAAAGTGCCGCCGCCGGAAACCACTTCGGAAAGCTTTTTTTGCTCGGATTGTAGCCATTCGAAGTAAGAGCCGGAAGTGGCTTTTAAATCGCCAAATTGTCGGTCGGCGGCTTCTTTTCCGTACACTTCTATAAAGTCGTAATATTGCGCCCAACGCTGCTCCATTTCGTCCACCATCTGTGCAGTGGTGGTAATGCGTATTCGCCGCTCGGCTTCGGCAAGTTCAGCGGCCAAGTTTTGCCGCTTGGCGTTTAATTTTTCAATAATGTCTAAATCCGTAGCTTTCTCCAAGGCTTCGTCGATGCTTTGGATTCGTTTTCGCAGTTCCGCTACGGAACCTAAAGGGAATATTTCTTCGGCTTTTTTTGTTTTGTCCGGATCTTCCCAAGCTTTAATTCCGGCTTCTTTTAATTTTTCCGCCGCAGATTTTAATTTTTCGAGCTCTAATTTAATTTGATCCTCTGCCGATTTTTCTAAATTGCGTTTTTCATCGATTTTGTCGAATAAAGGTAGTTCGAATAAAGGTTTAATTCCAAAAGCGCCCAAAGCTTGGTTTATCATTTCTTTCAAATAACTCCATGTTGAAGGCGTGGAAATATCAATATCCAAAGATTCCTTATATTTTTCCATCGCCAACTGCGCGTGGGCGGCAGCTTCCGCCCGTAAGCGTAAGGCTTCTATAAAATTAGGACCATTGGTAACAAGAAAATTTTCGGCGGAATTCACATTATTTACCTCCGCACCCAAGTCGTGAAATTTGTCTTTGTTGTCTTTTATAAATTTTTCCTTTCCTTTCAAATCGCCCGCAAGGCTATTCCATTGTGCTTGTAATTTTTTGTAAGCCACCAACGGTCCTACCATTGCATCGGCTGTTTCCGAAGCGAATTTCTTTTGCTCTTCCGCAGCTTTTGCTTGGGCAGAACTCCATTTTTCAAACAAAACGATCAATCCGGTAATGGCAAGAGAAAGCCCTAAAGTAAGCGTGGCCATTAATGCTTTCGCCGCCACGTTGGAAATTCCCAGCGATACTGCTACGCGATTGTTGGCGGTGGTCCATAAATTAGAAACTTTATTTAAAACTTGAATTTTAAAAGAAGATGTCGTAGTTAAGCTCTGTTGTACCTGCTGCAAGCCAATGGTAATCCCCATCAATGCTTGGATGCGAACCATAATTTTTTCCAAGTTTTCGTTTTCGCCCACAAACAGCGCGGTAACTCCATTAACTGCGGAAATACCGCCAGCAAGAGTGGATAAACCTTGTATATATCCGGCTAATGGATTTTTTGAAAGGAGATTCTGCGAGGCAGCTACTTTATCGATAGCTTCTTTATATTGCAAAGCTTTTTGCTCCAATGCATCATAAGCTTCGGAATTGCCTTTTCCATCGACTTCCAACTTTTGCATCTGATCTAAAAGTTTGGAATATTGCGCGGTGAGAGTTTCGGTAGTTTTATCTACCGATTTTATTTTATTTTGTAGCTCGGTAAGTTTTGCAACTTCTTTATCAATATCTATTTTTATGCGCCCGGCTTCACGGAGAAGTTGATCTTTCACTTTACCCGGTTGGGAATCATCAATCAATTTATTCACCTGCTCATATTGACGAATAAGCACATTAATGGCTCTCTGTCTCTCCTTAATGGTATGCTTGATAATTTCGATTTCAGTATTTCCCAATTTTTTAGTTTGCCCTTCTACATTTTTAAGGGTAGAAACCACATTTTCTGAACCTTTCGCATTCAGCGCCTGCGCGGCTGTCATTTGCTTATACTTCTCTTTCAATGCGGCGGTGGCGGCGTCCACATCTTGGGTGCCGGACAACAACTTTTTGAACTCCTCCAGTAATTCTGGAGAGTTCATAATAAATTCTATACTAATCGGTTCTAAATCAGCCATCGGGTTTGTTTTTACCGAAGAAGTTAAGCAGCTCTTCTTCGGTGGTTATTCGTTGTTTTTCTTTTTTCTTCTTGCTCAACTTCGGCGCATCTGCCAGCATGAGCGTAAGTTGGAGAAAAGGCGTGTCCAAAATCTCATTTTGGCTCCAGCCTGTTTTTTCGGCGATTGTGAAAAGAAATCCGAAAACGCTATGGAAGCTTTCGCTTTTTAACTCGTTTTCTCCTCTGGACTCAGATTCATCGGCCGCGTTATTCTCGTCTGCATCACCAATCTGATAGTATTCATAAAATCCTGCACACCGCCTTGTGCAACTACTAATTGATATAAATAGAGCAAATGCTGCTCTGTTAATTGCCGCCGCAATTGGCGGGCGAGAATGCTTGCCAGCCAGTTTTTACGCGGAGAATTTAAAATCGAAAGCGCCACGATTTTGTGGACTTTTTTGGCGTTGGTTTTATAAAATTCCAAAGCTTCTTTTAAATCCATTTCCTCTTTATAGTTGGTTTCGCAGGCAATCGCGGCAATTTTTAAAAGCGTTCGCGCGGTCGGTTGCCGAAGCACAAGCCGGATTTCTTTTTTCCCGAAAAGACGAAAAAAAAGAGGTGCGGTGATCGGCACCTTTACACCTCTTTTTAGTAATATACGAGGAGCAATTTCCTCGATGCCTAAATCGAACATATTGTTTACGCAGTTTTAGCGATGTGAATAGGACTCATCGGCGTGAAAAGACAATCGATTAAAGCAACTGCTTTTTTCTGCAAACGAATGTTTTTCTTCACGGTAAGCTTCACTTTTGCGTAAGAAATAACATGCTCGGAATCGGTTTTAAATCGAATAGCCGTTTCAAAGCCTTTGGAATTCGATGCGGAAAAACCACCATTAACAGTTGTTCCTTCGGGGAATAAGTCTGCCAACGTATTATTGTCGAATTCGAAAGTAGAAAACTTTCCTTCGGTTTTACCGGCTTCGGTAAAAACAGCGATGGGATCGTCCTCTTGGTCGGAATATTCTTCTTCCACCGTAGGATCGGCATCGATGATTTCCACCGTGTCGCGATAAGTTCTGCAGAGATCCACCCAGTTTTCTTCATCGGGCAAACTGCCATTAGTTTCCACAGGTGCAATCTGAACTTTAGATTTTAAGCCAAATAGTGCCATTTTTATATATTTTTTTTAGGTTAATAAATTTATTTTTCTTCTTCGGGAGCTTCTTCTAAAAGAGCTTCTTCCGCTTCGGGAGCTTCTTCTAAAGGAGTTTCCTCTGCTTTAGGTTCTTCTTCCGCTTTGGGAGCTTCTTTGGAAGTGGATTTCTTTTCAGACGCTTTTTTGGCGCTCTTTTGCGGAGATTTCGGAGCTTTCGGAGTGCTTTCTTTTTTCTCCTTTTTTTCGGTAGCATCGCTTTCTCTTACAAACTTTTGGATTTTTCCATCCAAGTAACGCGCATGATTTTCAGCATTGTGCTCCTCGGTGAAGCCTTGCCCATCGCTGGTCATCCAAATGACTTCGATGTCGGGATATTGCTTGAAAATCCGGTTTGCTTTTTCTTTTAAATTTGCCATTTTAAATATTTTTTAAAGGGGTTTAAAATTCAATTAAATTATAATTTACGCCCACGCCAATAAAGGGCGCGAGCTGTATGTTCTTTTCATTTTTAAAAGCGCCATAGCCGGCAGAGAGTCCGAAGCCAAATCTTCGCGATGGGCGTTCTTTTATTCTAAAGGATTTCAAACCGTGAATGCTGATTCTGGGATCGGGAGAAAAAACGTCGATATAATGCGTGCTTTTGCCAAACAGCCAGTTTCTTTCGGCGTAGCGGACTTGATTTAATTCTAAATTATATTGCATTTTAAGGCTGTCGGTATCGGGATAAAAAGAAATATCTAAATATTGATCCTTGTGGACTTTCACATCTTTGCCGTCATCAGTTTTGGCGGTTTTCAATTTTAATTCCGCCAGTAATTTTCCGTTAAGCTTGGTTACCTGCTCTATTTTTTCAATGCTGATTTTTAAAGCCGCCTGCAAGCTGTCGGCATAATCGGAATTCAGCGCAGCAATTTTCTCGGTTTTTTCGTTCGAAATTGCACGGTCTTGGAAAACCGTGTGAACAATGGAATCGCGCACGTATTCTTTTATGACTTTATTTTGCCCGCGATTTTCCAACAGCGAAAGCATTTCTTTCCGTGAAGTTTCACGTTCAAAATGCTGCTTCACATTGAGCGCTACGCTGGCAATCAATAGGCAAGCTAGCAAGATAACGTAGATAAAATTGGCTTTTGTTTTCATTATTTCAATATTTTTTCAACCAACGGCTTAGTTTTTTCTTTCGTAATGCTATCTCGATTAAGCAGCACTTCGGCTTGTGCGCGATAAAACAACATTTTTTCGTAGGTCGAAATCCGCTGATTTCGCTCTTCGATAATCATCCCATACAATTTCTGCTGATCTTTTTCTTTGGAGATGTACAAATAGACGATTGCTCCACACGTGAGCATCAGAAGTCCTATCAAAAGCGCAATAATTACCGCTTTTGGATCTTTCCGAATATCTTCCTGCGCGAACGGTTGCGGTAACTGTGCCTTCATGATTTTTATATGTTATCTGTAGTCCCATCTTGCGGCGTTTGGTCGAACATCATAATGGCAAAAACTTCTGTACCAACCGAGGCCACCATTATGCATTTTTCCTTGTTTAATTAAATTATCAATAACTCTATACAACTTATCTGCTGTCATTCCGGGAACTCTAATGTCGGCCGCGGTAGCGGTCAAATGTTGCGATTTACTTGCGCCACCGATTTTCTTGTTGTAACTAATAGTTCTATACCCGGAATTGACAATGATTGGTTTCCCTATGTAATCTCGCAAGACTTGTAGATTTTCAACAAGTTTTTTAAGATTTGCATGGTATTGCTCCGGCACAATAGTACCGTCATGACAATCAAATTCTTCTCTTTTAAAATTTTTGGTTAATAGCATTTTTATTTTTTTAAAAACCCGGAAGAAAATCGCTCCTCTTCCGGGGAAACAACTATGATGAAAAGAAAATACTTTTATTCAGAAACGGCTTGTTTTAGCAGTACGATTCCTTTGTAGTCTTTTCTCCGTGCGCGCCCACCCATTCTCACTAAGAATGAGTAAATATCGCCGTAGTACGTAGGATCGTTCAGTCTTTCAAAAGCTTCGGTGGTTCCGATGGCTTTTTCCAGCATATTTTTATTCCAAGCGAAAATAGCTTCGCTGTCGGTAGCATCTACCGCTGCGCCTGGTGCCTTAACTGTGTCATCATCGCTTATTGCATATACTGCGCTGCGAGAAATCAAATTAAAACCTTGTGCTTTGTAAATAATTCCCGCGCGTCTTTCCGCTTCGGTTACATTGTGCATATAAGTAGCCGTAATCACGGAATCGGCAGGGAACATTTGCGCCTCGGCGTCGGGAGTTAAAAGTACGTTCATATTGCCCTCACTCCATACTTTTTGTTTTAATAAAAAGTTGCGAAGTTTCTGTAAATCGCTAAGCTGGTAAGCTTTTCGATTGCCGGTGCTGCCGGCAAGTCCGGAAGCCACATCATCGCCGCTGGTTGCCAAAATGGAAGCGGTAGGCAATGTTTTGTTATCCCCGATGGGCGAATTAACAAAATTGTAAAGCATTCCTTCGGCTACTTCTTCAGAAAGGTTTGCGATGTCTTGATCTAAAATGCTTCTGCGTTTGTCGTACGATAATTCCTTGGTTTCCGCATTTGGAATCCACACCGGATCGGTATAATATTCATCGATTTGATAAAGCACTTCGCCGTCCGTTCTTTTAGATACGTCAGCAGGAAAATTAGTTCTGTTTTTCACCACACCAGATGGATCTCCGGCTTGTGGTAAGTGTACGATTTTGCCATTGATAATGTTATCGGCAGAAACATCGGCAACATAATGCAAAAATCTATTATCTTCAAGCAGTTTCTCCTGGATAGAGTCGTGCCAAATTTCAATTGATAATCCCATTTTAATTTATTTTTCAGATGATTTAAATTGTTGATCGTAACGCTCTTGGTAGTAATCCGGGAAGTTGGATTTTAAAGCAGCCAAATGATTGCCTTTGTCTAATTCTTCCCAGCTCAATTTCTCGTATTTTTCCAAAGGATTCTTCTCCGGATCAATAGCATCTTTCACGCTTCTGCGCGCGGGAATAGCTGCCAAAATATCTTTTGCTACTTTTAATTCGAGTTTTTCGAATTTTTCGCGGCCGTCCGCATCGATTTTACCGGATTTCACGGCACTGTCTAAAAGTGCTTTTAACTCAGCTTCGTTGCGTTTTTTTTCGGCGGCTGCAAAAGCAGATATCTCCGCTTTTAATTCTGCATTTTCGGCTTTCGCTTCGGAAAGCTTTTTCTCGGTTTCTTTAATGGCTGCCAAAACAGCCTCTTCGGTAGTACCTTCAGCGAGCTGAAGATGTTGTAGAATGGTTTTCATTTCTATATTATTATTTTCAAAAGGATTTGTCGTTTGTAATTTCAAACAAAGCGATTTTACTTCCTGCTCGGAAATCGCTTCGCCTTGCATATTAAAGAGCGCTACGGCATTTTCATTAGCGGGAATTGCCACGATAGAAACTTCGAATAGAACGCATTTCTTTAATATGATTTTTCCGCTTTCGTTCTTCATATCTTCGGGATCAAACATAATCCCCATGGAGCAGCCGCGTATCGTTCCGTTATTCACTTTTCGCACGACTTCTTTCCCGTCGGGATCTTCCGTATCAAAAGCCGGAGACATGTACAATTTTCCGTCTTTCTTTTCCACATCCAACCATTTGCCTAAGACATCTTTTGTCGAATTGTTATGGTTATTTAGAATAATCGGATTTTGCAGAAATCGAGTATTAAGGTCTATTCCTGCGGTTGCCACGTGAAAACCATAGCTGTTTTTCACGCTTTCGTCGTTGGCGGTAAAAGTGATTTTTATAGGCATGATGTTTTTTTACCAATATTTTCGCAAAGTTGAGCGGGAAGTTTTGAGCAAAAAAGCCGGAGTTTTATGATAAGACTTTTTTGTCCTATCATAAGACTTTTTTTATACCACGATAAAAATCCGGCTTCATTTCTGCGCGGTGTAGCCGCACCTTTGTCCTTGTAATTATTTAACAATGGCACGATTATCAAAGGAGAAATTGCAGGAGCTCAAAGAACTGGCGAAAATCTATTTTTTAAAAGACAACGCTACGCAGAAGGAAATCGCCGAAAAAGTCGGGGTTTCCGAAAAAACCATCGGCCGCTGGATCGAAAAAGAAGGCTGGGATAAGCTCAAAAGAAATCTACTGCTTACCCGCGAGGAGCAGCTTTCCAATCTATACGCCGAATTGGAAGAAATCAATAACGAAATAAAAAACCGAGAGCCGGGACAGAGATACGCGGATAAAGTTTTAGCAAATACCCGCAGATTTCTTTTGAAAGATATAGAAGCTTTGGAAACGGAAACTTCCGCATCCGACTTTATCAATGCTTTTATGCCGTTTATTAACGAAGTGAAAAAAGAAAATGTGGAGCACGCCCGCCTCATCGGCGATTACGCGGATAAATTCATAAAAACCAAAATCAAATGATTTCTTTAACCACTAAGCAATCGAGAGAAGATAAGGCGGCCATTGATTTTTGGCAGTCGTATTACGACGATTTGCAAAGTGAAAATGGACTTGTAGATCTTTTCGAAAGCTCCGAAGAAAAAGAAAAAAGAATCGCAGCGCTGGAAAAAGACGACGAAGCGTGGTTTCGGTATTATTTTCATAAATATTACACCCACGAACCTATGCCTTTTCATAGGCGAGTAACGGTTAATGTGATGAATAATCCTGAATTTTATCAGGTGTGCCCACATTCGCGTGAACTCGCTAAAACATCACGAGCAATGATGATGTTTTTAAAACTACATTGTACCGGGAAAAAGAAAATGACATTTCTACTTTCTGCTAATAAGGATGCAGCTATAAGACTTTTGCGCCCTGTTAAATTAGCTTTCGAAAAAAATCCAAGGCTGCGGAATGATTACGGCGGCGTCTTGGGGGTTCCCTGGCAACAGGACGAATTCGTAACACCAATGGGAACGATGTTTATCGCTGTCGGTGCAGGGAATGCACCCAGAGGAGCGAAAAATGAAGAAATACGGCCGGACAGCATTTGGGTAGAAGATTTTGATACCGATGAGGATTGTCGAAATCCCGATATCGTGGATAAAAAATGGGAATGGTTTGAACAAGCAATGTACGGTACGCGCTCAATTTCAAATCCTTTGTTGATTTTGTGGAATGGAAATATTATGGCAGAATATTGTTGCGTGAAAAAGGCCATGAAAATGGCAGACCACTACGAAATTGTGAATATTCGGGATGAAAATGGCAAATCCACATGGCCCAATAAGAACTCCGAAGAAATGATCGATCGCGTTTTGTCGAAGATTTCTGCCGCGTCAGCGCAAAAGGAATACTTTAACAATCCGATAGTATTGGGAAAAGTGTTCGATAAACTCACTTACGGAAAAATGCAGCCGCTGAAAAAATATAAATTCTTAATCGCATATACGGACCCATCTTATAAAAAGAATGCAGACTTCAAAGCCACGGCTTTGGTCGGGAAATGGAAAGATGAATATCACGTTATTTGGGCAGAATGTGCGCAAACCAGCACCGCCAAAATGCTCGATTGGCAATTTCAGATTCTCGACCTCGTAAAAGATCAGACAGCCGTGTATTTTTACATCGAATGGCCGTGGATTGATGACATGCTAAAATTGGAAATAAAAGCCGCCAATAAGCGGCATAACAATACACTGGCGCTGAAAGCCGACGATCGGAAAAAGCCCGAAAAATTCTACCGAATTGAATCCGGACTTGAACCACTCAATCGGGCGGGGAAATTGATTTTTAACGAAAAATTAAAAGACACACCCGGAATGAAAGAAATGGAATTTCAATTCCTGGCATTGTCTCCGAAATCGCGGGCGCATGATGACGGTCCCGATGCGGTGGAAGGAGCAGTTTGGCGTGTCAATCAGAAAACAAAAGAAAGCGCAGGACCGCCGATTATTGTATCACATTATCAAAATTCAAATCGTTACTAAAATGAGCTACATAACCCCTGAAGAACTGAAAACCCATGCCTACGCCGAAGAAATCGGCGAAATCATTCGCGAGGACGAAACCATAGCAATGGCATGCATCGACATGGCTATCGAGCTGGCTGAAAGCAAGCTGGCAAAGGAATACGACACCGAAAGTATTTTCGCGAAAAAAGGCACGGAACGCAGTCCGCTGTTGGTGAAAGTAATAAAGGACATCGCCATTTGGGAACTGATTGGCTTAGCAAATCCTTCTATCGATTATGCGGATAAAAAATTCCGTTACGAGCAAAGCCTCAGCTGGCTGGAAGCCGTTTATAAAGGAATGCCTGCCAATCTGCCTCGCAAAGAAGCCGAAGGCGATAAAAGCAGTAGTTTCAACATGTTTACCAACCCCAAAAGAGAAAATTACTATTAATATGAAAACTACCGAAATAGGCTTTTTAGCAAGTAAAAAGCCAAAGCAAATCAAAATCAGCAATGTTTTAGTGGTGCAACCGCCGCGCCGCGATAGTACCGATGTGGTAAAGTGGCGAAATGCTATTAAAGCTGCCGATCGTGGGCGCCGTTTTGCGCTCGTAAATCTGCTCGAAGATTTACTGCTGGATCCGGTTTTAGAAGATGCAGTAAATCGCAGAATTAGAAAAATAACAAACAACGATATTACCTTCCAAAGCGATGGAGAAGAAATTGAAGAAATGGCGGATTTCATCGACTCTTTGGAGTTTGAAAAATTGCTGCGCGAAATCGTCTTAACAAAGGCTTTTGGAAAATCGGTAATAGAATTGAATTTTGATCCAAGCTTCAGCATTTTTTCCGTGCCGCGGCAAAACCTCGACACACTTAAAAAAATCATTTTGCCCGATATCAGTTTACAGGATGGGATTTTGTACGAAAATGATCCGTTTCTCCTCAATTTAGGCGACGACAAAGATTTGGGATTTCTCACCCGCGTAGCGCCTTACGTTATTTTTAAACGCAACGGCGGCGCTGATTATGCCCAATTCTGCGAATTATGGGGGATTCCTATTTTAGCCGGAATGTACGATCCGGAAGACGAAACCGGAAGAACGGAAATGGAAGAAGCCATGCGGAAACGTGGTGCCGGCGGCAGCGTGGTGATGAGCAAAAATGGAGACTTGAAACCGCTTTCAACCAATGTAAATGGCGCGGTACATACGGAATTCTTGGAGTGGTTGGATTCGCAGATTTTAATTGGTGTTTTGGGGCAAACCATGACGACGAAAGACGGTTCTTCGCTTTCACAATCGCAAGTGCATGAGCGCACGGAAGAAGATATCGCCAAAGCCGACCGCATCTACGTGCAACGAATTCTTAACACTTTTTTAGTGCCTATGCTCGAAAAGCGTGGCTTCCCGGTGAAAAATGGATTTTTCAAATTCATCGAGCAAGACAACACGCCTTTGAAGGAAAAATTAAACATTGCACTGGCGGTGAACAAAATTACCGAAGACGGTGTGGACGATGATTACTTCTATAACACTTTCGGTTTGCCACGTGGCAAAAAATCGAAAGAGCCGGAAGAAGAAAATACAGAGGAAGAAGAAGAAAAGAAGAAAAAAGAAAAAAAAGTAACCGCCGAAGAACTTTCTTTTTTTAACCGCCTGAAAGATTTTTTTTCCGGCGCTCCTCGGTAGAATTCACGCTGCGCGAGGAGCTGGACTGGAATGCTCTCGAAAAAGAATACAGCCATTTTCACGGTGCGAATTTGGCGCATGAGCCTCAGCCCGACTGGGCGGATCTGTTGGCAAAAGAGTGGATGAATGCACTCCGCGACATGTATCGCAATCGCGGAAATGACGGCAGCGTTTACCGCCCGATCGTTACCAAAACCGCCCGCGAACTCGTGAAGCCGGTGGACGATTATTTCGGGCAAAACATCGACTACGATGCGCCCGATTATGTCATGCGCGAAGTATTAAAGCGCAATATATGGCGGTTTTCCGTGGCTAAAAACTACAATGACAATGCTCGGTTGAACAATCTTCTTTTGCGAAAAGACGGAAGTTTGCGCCCTTGGAACGAGTTTAAACGCGAAGCGCTGAAAGTCGTAGGCTTGTCAAATCGCTACTTAAAAACCGAATACGACACCATTGTGGCGGGCGCGCAGATGAGCCGCTTGTGGATGGATGTGCAGCGCGATAAAGCGATATTTCCTTTCGTGCAAATGGATGTCGTAATGGACGGCCACACTTCTGAAATATGCAAACCTTTGGATAAAGTAATTTTTTCGGTGGATGATCCGGTTTTGGCGTACTACTGGCCGCCCAACCATTTCAATTGCCGCACGACGGTTCGGAGATTGCGCAAAGGCCCGGCAACATCGCAGTATCAACTTCCCGAAATTCCCGAAGCCTTTAGAAATAATGTAGGCGTAAGCGGGGAGATATTTACGGATGAAAATTCATATTTTAAAAACACACCTCAACTACTTACAAAAGAGCTTGATTTTTATGAAGAAGATGGGATTTTAATTTCCAAAGTCGGAAAACGACTTACAAAAAGTGCGGCAGAACAAAAAAGAATTGATAAGGAATTTGCCGACAAAGTAAGTGTGGCAAAAACTTTAAAAATGTTCTTTTCAGCAAAAGAAGTAAAAGTAATGCCGGATATAAAAATCATTGATTGGAGCTATCTATATCATTTTGAAAAAGCTCCTATTGCCGGAAAAGTAGTTGATTTAAAGGTTGGTAATATTTTCTGGGAAATGGAAAGTTATGAAGGGAAATTTAAGCTTGGAAAAATTGGGAGAATGATAACAAATGGGCAGGAGCAATCTCCTTATGTTGTATTAAAACTAAATCATAATGTTTCAGTAAGCGCTTTGAAAAAGCAAGTTCGTAATTTATTGATGAATGAAAATTTTATATGGCGCATAAAAGAAATTGTTATTATAAATAATAATGGTGAAGTTATTTTATATAAAAAAAATAACTCACAATAAATTGTGAGTTATGCCTATTTTCATAGGGGTGCCAGAGTATGGTGGCCCCGGCTTGGAAATACAAATATACAAAAAATAATTTAATAAACAAATGGCAACTTCTATAAATGAACTGTTTAGCAAAATCGAAAGCAAATTGGCAGATGCTTTTCGGGAGTTGCCGGCCGAAATAGGGGAAGAAGCGGTAAATTTCACCTTAGAAAACTTCGAAGCCCAAGGATGGCAGGGAGACAGCTTCGAGGCGTGGCCACACCGAAAAAATCCCAATGCCTGGGGAAAAGCCGACGATCCTTCCCGTGCGCTTTTGATGAAATCGGGAAATTTGAGAAGAACTATTCGAGTTTTAAAAATAGAAGCCGATCGCGTAACCATTACCGCCGGGGGGGAAGATGCTCCTTATGCGCGCGTGCATAACGAAGGTTTTTCCGGCGAAGTGGTGCAGAACGTTCCTGAACATGTACGAAGAACGAAAAACTTTAAAACAGTAAAAGTAAATGCCTTTCAACGTCGAATTTATCAGGATATTCCACGGCGGCAGTTTATCGGGAGCGCGGCGCAATCCTCGCAGCTGCGAAGTCGAATTAAAAATCTTTGTCTTGAAAAATTAAAATCAGTATTAAAATGAAAAAAACTTATTTAAAAATCTTCGAACTCCTCGCTGAAATCGATGAAATCCGCTACATCGACTTGGATGCCGGGCAATTGAAATTAGAAAAACCGCCTGTGGCTTATCCATTTGTGTTGGTGAAAATTGACGAAAATACAGTGCAGGATGTGGAACACACTTTCCAAATCATTCAGGCGAATATCTCTTTAACCGTCGGCGATAAATATTTGTCCGAAACCAACAATTTAACCACCGCTGAAATACGGGAAAAAGGTTTAAAATATCTTGAACTCTGCGAAAAAATATACCAAAAATTACAAGGCTATGCCGGAGATGGTTTCGAGTCTTTCACTTTTAGAAGCGGAAGCGATTCGCAAATTAGAAACGGGATTAAAACCGTAGTGCAGCGGTGGGAGACTTCTTACCAAAAAGAAAATTGAAATTCCAATTAAAATGCGGGTAAAGCTTTTCCAGCTCTGCTGCGGAAATTTTGGAATCTTCAAAATCCGCTATAATGTCCGTATTCTCGCGAAGTAGCTGCGCAATGCGAGCTTCTGAAAGGTCGAATTCTTCATTAAGAAATTTCAACGTTTTTTTAAAGCGAATATTAAGGATTTCGGAATACCAGTAAAAGCGAGCGCACAGCTTATGATTACGCTGCGATATCAGTTCAGTATTTCGACCTTTCGTGTTCATTATTAGGCAAATATAACAAAACGCCGACTCTGTTGCAAGTCGGCGTTTTAGCATGTTTTTTTAAAATTACCAATTGGAAGCGTCGGGATTGAGAATAGCGTTTTTGTAATTCTCAATATATTGATTGGTGGCATTTTCAACCGATATTTTCGTTTTTTCTCGTCTAACTTTTCCATTCATTTTGAATATACTATTTGTCGGTGCCTGAAGGTAAGTCTTTCCGTATTGACCATTAAATGATGTATAACCAAGGTATTTAAAAGTTGGCGCGATTTTCACTCGAAAATCTTTAAAAGAAAAAATTATCTGATAATGATAAGAGGCTGCACCACTGGAACCAACAGCATTAATTACTATTTGTTCGTTTTCCACTTCACTGCTCACAAAATCGGGGTTATTGTACAAAGTATTTAAATAAAGTTTTGTGGATTTAAATAAATCTTCTTTAGTTCGCTCGGGGAAGTCTATTACGACATAATCTTTCGAAGAATCTTCTGCGTTAATAAAGCCATTGGGAGTGAGTTTCAACTCCTGGGCAGAAGCAGAAAAGCACAAAACGGCCAATAAAAAGAATAATATTTTTTTCATGTCTAAATTATTTTTTTTTAAAGTTAAAACAATTTTTTTATATCAATGCCGAGGATGTCGCACCATTCTTTCAGGCGCTCCACGGTGATTTTTACTTTTCCGGTTTTGTAGCGCGAAATAGTGTTTTCGCTTGTCTTCAATATGCTCGCGAGCTCGGTACCGGACTTCTTTGAAATCAAAATAAGTTTTTCAACTTCGTTCATTTTTTCTATCTTTGATTTTTAATTGTAAATATTACAATTTGATTTTGTTAATAAGCCCCCTAATTAGGGGGCTTGTTTATTACCAAACATGCAATAAAGCCTCTGCTACTCTCTTGGGAGTTGTGTAAGTTCTAGCAGCCCATTCAAAATTTTGCATTATCTCTTTAATTTGATCTTCTCTGAATGATTTTGCTAATCTTGCTTCTACTCTTTGTTTTAGTGTTTCTAAAGTCATGATGTTAATTTTAATTGTTATTACTAATCTGATTTTGTCCTACAAATATACAAATAAATACTTAAATTATACAAATTTGTATATTAAATTTAACACTATTTTAGCAAATATTTTTGTAAGTAGCTGTAAATCAATAATAAAAATTTTAATAAAAAACATCTCCGGCAACAATGCCGGAGATGTTTCTCTAAAATCCTTTTAAAAACGCTTTTAATTCTTTTTCAAAGACGATTAAATATTCGTTTTCGGCGGTTTGTTTTTCGCCGGGTTTGGTAGCGGTAAAAGTGTTTACCTGCTGCGCGGGTTCGCTGAGGTATATTTCTTCCGTAGCGGGTTGAATGTACGAAAAGGCTTTAATTTCGTAGCCTTTTTTCTGTAAAAATTCGATGATTGACATCTGCGGCAAATGCATTTTTATTTCCATTTTAATAAGGTCTGGTGGTTGGGGGATTAATTGGATCATTATTATATTATTGGCATTTTAAAAGAATTTTGCCGAAGTTATATTAATCGGTTTATCGCTTTAATTCTTCCAGTTGTTTTTTTATTTTCCTTCTTAAACCTAACATTTGATTACTCAAATTTTCAAATTCTCCCACTCGAAATTTTTTACCTTCAAACAACTGTTCGATTTCACGTTGTATTTTTTGATGAGATTCGATATTTTTTTTTAACTCATCTATTATATTTTTTACTTTCATTTCTCTTCTTTTTCAATTTGTTTTTTTATATCTCTTCGGTGTTTTTCTTGTGTTAATGCTTCCGTAGCAGCAGGGCGCAGGAATTCGAAAACGGTTTGGGGCTTTTCGGCGTGCTTTTTGGCGTACTTTTCCTGCAACTCGGCGGGAAGATCCGCAAAGTATTTTCCTTCTACTTTTTCGCCTTCTTTGCGCTTGCTGCGTAGCAAGCGCTCGCGGGTTTCGGATTTCATTTCTAAATACTTATTCGCCCAGTCCATTATTGTGAAATTGTCCAAGTTGTAAACTTTTCCAAAATCGCCGTTGCGAGCCATTTTGAACATTAAAATAATATCATCCAAAGTGTCGTTGCAAAACTTCTCATAAAGATCGCCCGCCAGTATCTGTATTTGAAAAGCGTCCAAATCTTTTCCGGTTACGCTTAAAAAAAATTCAATAACGCGAATAATCTGCGCAACCACAGCGATTTTAGTGCCTTCATAACGCAGCAAAGGCGCTTCTTCTAAGCTCTTTTTTATGCTTAAAGTTTGTTCCACGCGAGCAAGCGCGGGAAATACTTTATTCGCCGTACAATTCTGTAAGATCTGCAATGTTGTTTCCTGTCCTTTTATTAAGTTTTTGGAAGTAGTGGGCATATTTTTTCGGATTTTGTTTTATCACTAAAATTTGATTAAGGTACTTATCTGCGTTGGATGGACGAAAAAGCGTGGTTGGGCAAAGATGCGCGTTCATCACTTCGTTGTTTTTCCATTCGAGCGTTTTTACTTGCACTATTTCTTTCAGTTCTTGCAGAGTATAGCCGTCTTTCAATCTTGCGCGGATTGGGCGCAGATTGCTTTTTATGGGTTTAAATCTTTTCCCTGCCAATTCGTTGAGGTAGTTTAATACCTCTATTTCGGGAAGTTCTATTTCTGTTTGCATTTTTCCTTTTTTTAAAAACTTGCGTCAATACAACTGTTAGCAGAAATGGCTACGAACCGACCTGCTCGAAATAATCATTTACCCAATTGACTTTTAAACCAATGGTATTTCTACCACTTAAAGAACCAAGTATAATATCTTCGTCACCATCCATACCGTTGAAAATTCCTGTGTAAGTTTCACCATTACGTAAATTGAGCATTACTGCTTTTCCTTCTTCGCAATCTTCAATTTCGTGTGGTTCTTTAAGTTTCATTTCAATTGTTCTTTTTCCGTCTTTGAAATCCATTTCGACTTCTGCTGTTACTGTTTGATTTTTTGACATTTTTATTAAATTTAAAAGTTATAACCCTTGTAATTTGACCGCCACTTCTGCTAACAAGGGTTTGTAGCAATAGGTGCAGAAGGAACTAAATTGAGCCTTAGTACTTCTATTTGGCTTTAGTGCTTAGTTGAACAGTAGTTTTTCAAATCCTACTGCTACAAGCCCTCTTCCGTTATCCGAGCGATTGTATAATTTTCTTTTCTTTTTCTGATAATTCCCAGACAATTACATTATCTTTTTCTGCTGCTGCTTTTTCTGCTGCTGCTTTTTCTGCTGCTGCTTTTTCTGCTGCTGCTTTTTCTGACAATAAAAAGCCGCTCCCAAAAATGGTTTTATTATGTTTTTTTTGAGATTCCAAAACACTAACATGGTGCAGATCTTCTCTTTTAATTTTTAAAGGAATTCCTCGCTCAACTATCCAAGCCACCATACTAACGGTTAAAACATTTTTTGGATAGACATATTTAGGCATATTTACTTTTTTATTTTCTTGGATTTGCTTTAATTTCATATGCAATTCTGGAGCGCCCAAAACTTCCACATCTCCAAACAGATTGGATAAAAAAGAAGTTTTCACTTTTGCACCATTTTCGTAAGTAATATCGCCGCTAACCACCACGCGGGTAACTTTCATTTTTGCGCTGAAAAGTGTTAAATGGGGTGCAAAAAGGAAAAAAGGAATATTTCTCTTCGTGTAAAATTTACAAATTTTACTGACAATCGAAAAGGGCGGATTGTCAATTACTACGCAATTATCGGGGTAGGCAATATTTTCAAAATCGCCTCCAGGGAAAAAAGGTCTTATAATTTCCTTGCCCTGCAAATCGTAATTGTCGGCGACATAATCCAAAACAGCATTATAAACTTCGGAAGGCGTGTAACAATCGTCTGTGGTTTTTTTTGGTTTAAATTTCTCCACAAAACCGTCATAATCGGCAAACAATGTTGTTTTGGGTTTTTCTTTTTCCACAATTCTTAATTCTTCATTGCCAAACAAATCGAGAACTTTATAGGTTGCTTTTCCTTGCATTTTCATTTAAAAATTTGACTTTTATTAATAAACTCCCAACTCTGAAAGTTGCGAGATCATTTGTTTTTTAAAAAAAAGTTGCGTCAAATAAATGTTATTTCGATATTTAAATAACACCAAAACGTCGGATCCTCACCTCCGGCGGGATAAAAATCGAGTATTAAGTTTCCGTCACTATCCATAAAGCCAAGCGTCTTCTGTGAGCGCTCAAAACCGCCTCTATGCCACCAAACAAACAAAACCGTTTTATTTATAGGGGGCTTTTCATCGCAGAAACGGCGCATAACAAGCTGTTGTTTACTTTCATCGGGCGAAATCTCCGATTTCACACCGCTTCCTTGTTTGTTTTCTTTATTCATAATTCTAATTATAAAATATCTTCTCATTAATTACACCTTCCACCAACTTGGTAGAAAATTCCAAATCCTTTTGCGCCTTTAAAAAAGCAGCATAAAGACTATCCAGCCTCGTCGCAGGTATTTCGTTAAAAGACTTCACTTTCGCGGCTCTGCATGCGGTAGAAAGCACGTAGTTCATGCTTACTTTTTTATTAGCTTTTTGGTAAAATCCGAAAATAGCAGCGATAAGGCGCTTGCGCTTTTTATCCATTTTTGCCCGGTGTTCGCTCTGAAAAAAGTCGCACAGCTCGTTGATTTCTTCCAGATAAAGCCCCCGGGCGGAGGATGTTCTGCCGCCCGTGTAGGAGTTTATCAATTCGGCTCTGTTTTCCAGCATTCCCTCTTTCGAGAGAATAGTCATTAAGGTTTTTAAAGTTGCCATAATTTTTTTGCGTTATAATCGGTTTTATAATCGGTTTTTATTATTAAAAATCCTAAGGATCATTACCACAATCAAAATCACGTAGAAAATTAAAAGACACGCGATAATGAAGAGAGATAGGTAATATTTAGCGTTCATTTTTACAAGGATGAAAATTGCAAGCTAACATCCGTCCATTGCCTTTGTGCGTTTCGCACGTAAACGCGGCAATAGAGCGCAGAACCAACCACACGCTGGCAATCTTCCAGCTTATCGAATTCTTCGATTAGTTTTTCATCGCCCAAATCGCGAATTTGCACGCGTGCTTTGGCGAGAAGTTTCGGATCGTATTCGCCTTTTGAGCCTCTTATTAGAAGTCCATCCAATAAATTATACATACCTTTGTTTCGGCTGGCAAATTTTTCTTTAAAGATTTCCTTGATGGCGGAAATGTGCACAGTTGCCTGCTCGGTGAACTCGAAGCGTTCCTGGCGATCTACCGTTACGCGCATTTCGTCATTTTCGCTTTTTAAAGAAAACGAATTCACTTCTTTTGGCTCTTTTCCCTCCATTTTGTACATTCTTTCATACAACTTATTAGCTTCGCGGATCGTGAATTCTTTCAGCTCGGCAAGTTCTTTTTGCAGTTGTTTAAACTTGGAAACGGCATGGGATACAAAAGCATCTTTGTCGGTTACAAATTCTTTTTGCAATCGCTGGCGCGCTTCTTTTTCTTCTTTTTTTCGGCGCTGTAATTCAGCTTGTAATTCGGCTGCGCTTAGTTTTGATAAGTCTATTGTTTGCATTTTTATAGGGTTTTAAATGTTTTATTTTTTTTATGCGAATTCCGTGCACGCAGTGGGATAATCAAAATCTATCTCCGAAAGCATCACACGAACATCATCTTCTTTAATAGCTTCTTCAAAAGCCAATATAAGTTCGCTAAGCACTTTTATCTTGTATTCTTTATTTTTCTTCGCGGCGCGGCGTTGATGATAGTTTAAATTTGTTATCAATCCTTCCGATTCGCGTCTTAAAAAACTCTCGTGACGGTTTTTTGTTTTTTTGAGTTTTAGTTTTAAACCGCCTAAAATCAAAGCGCATTCTATTTTTTTTAGTTTAATTTCCATTTTTATCTTTTTTTTATTCTTTTTCATATAAATCACATGCGGGATCTTTCGCCCGAATTTTAAGTAAACCATTTTGAGTGCGTTTGCTTTTTAATTTTCCGCAATACTGAAATATTTTACTTCCAAATTCCCACCTTTGCCTATGCACACACGTGAAACATGTAACATTACTTTTATTTTTTTTCGGCGGCATTTCCGGAGCGATATCAAATAATCTTACTTCCATGTTTAAAAAATTCTTTGTGTTTTTCGACTTCCGCAGTTAAAAAGGGATGTTTTTCCGCGTACCAATCTATCGGATCAAATTGCCCGGTTTTTTCGTTCTGAAAATACATGAGCCTGTCTTGTCCCATTCTCATCGCCGGAGCTTTCCAGCGCTTCACTTTTAAAAAGTGTAAATAAGTGTCTATTTTCTCGTTTTCCGCCACTTCTTTGCCTTGGATCATCCGATGCACAGAAATGCGTTCTTCCCATGTGAGAATTCGATAAATACTATCGAAGCGAAGTAATTGTAATAGTTTTTCTTTCATTGTTTTAATCTTTGTTTATTGTATTTCCGCCCAAATCTTTGCAGACTTTTCGGGCCATATATCAAAAAAATTTCCGCCGCCGTTTAATCGCCCTTCCGGGAATGCTCGGTAACCTCGTACGGGAATTTTTATATCTACATCGTAACGAATAAAATTCGCCAAAGCGCCTTTCGGCTCTTTTCCTTGTGCGTGGCTGATGAAAATAAGCCCTTTTCTTTTTTGTTGCATATATTCTTTTAATTCTTTGTATTCCTTTGTCGAAATGCCCGTGTATTGTACGCTATCGATGATTAAAAACTGCGGCGATTTATGGCTTTGCATTCTTTTCATAACCTCGTTCCAGCTTTCTCTTTCCAAGAGTAGGAACCGACGTCCGCAAGTTTCCATTTGATGATCCTGTAATGCCTTTTGCATTGTGAAGCTCGCAGCTTCTTCCAACGAGTTGTACAGCACGCGCCCAAAGCGGGTAAGATACTTGGCAAATTGTAAGGCAAACGATGTTTTTCCCTGCGAGCTGGCTCCCCATATAATCGCTGAAAATCCTTTATCCGGTTTGCCAAGCGATTCTTTCCAAGCGCCTTCAAAACCAAGCGGATGAAATTTTTTATTTAAAATGTTATCAACGCTTAGCGCTCTCTTCATAGCCATATCTTATCTTTGCTTTCCTTACTGTTGTTTCAGACACATTTTTCATTTGGTAATATTTATACCATGGCATTTCTGCCGGGCGCGCGGTGAGGAAATCTTCCAGCTCTTTTTTGCTTTTAAAGAAATTTTTTCTTTTAAAAGTTTTCGCGCGCTTGTGCGCCACACCTTGCCCGCGCTTGCGCCATTCTAAATTCGTGTAATGGGATCCTTTTTCTTCATCAATACGGGAAGCCAAATATTCGGGGCTATCCGCAACGCCTATCCAGCATTCTGCCACCAATTTTAACACAGAAATAGTCATTCTTTTTATCTTCACAATTTTGCCACCGCTGTTGGTGGTGGATTGCGTGATGATTTTGCCGTTATAAACCACCTCGCTGCCGTCTTCGTTCACTTTCAAGCCCTCGATTAAGGGATGGTACTTAAACTGCTTTTCCATGAGTTTGCATTTTACGTTGTTCAGCGATTATTTTTCGTTTTACGCGGCGCAAATCATTTTCAGAATCGTTAAAAATATTTTTTATCACTTTATCGTCTGTTACGCCATTTGCGTGGCATATCTTGTAAACATCCGTATAGTTAATTTCGCCCAGCTTAATGAATTTCCGTCCCAAACGGCTGTGGATTTCCCGAAATCCTTTTGTATTATTTTGAGCGCCGTTTTTTATGCGTTTTTCCAGATAGGAAGTGGCGATTAAATTAATGCCGCAGATATCTTCCAACTGATTATAAAACGTTATAAAAAAATTCAATACGCGATTTTTCAGCTTATCTGCTTCGTCAAGGATCAGCACCGGATAATAAGTGCGTTTTAGAATGTTTAAAAGCTCCACAGTCATCGGATAAATGCGAGTGTTGTTCGGTTCGCGCCCCATAGCTTTGAAGATTTCCAAAACAAAATCTTTTTCTTCCATATACTCATTGCACGAAATTGCAAAAGCGTTTTCGTGATGTTTCACATAATGCTCAATAGTTGCCGATTTTCCCGATCCTGCGTTAGCAGTAATTCCGAAAACCAAGGCGAGTTTCTGACTTTCGTCCAAAAACTTCAGTAGTCGTTCGGTAACGCTTACCGTTTCCACCAAAGTCCATTCCTGCATTCCGCCGCCGATGCCGACGGATATTTTGCGCCACATTTCATCGCTTACCGATTCCCATTTGCTCGCTAAAATTTGACTGATTGTGGCGTTGCTGATGTCCAGTGCCACAGATGCTTTTTTTTGACTACCTTTGCGATTGACAAAGTCAGACAAGCGATTGGAGATTTCAATTTTCTCCGTCCATTCAATTTGATTAGAATTCATCGTAGATATCATTTTGAGTTAAGTTTGAAATAGCTTTGTCGTAATCCTCCATTACTATTGCTGTAGTTTTGGAGGTTTTTTTCATTTTCTTTTTGCCGAGGTTCAAACCGGCTATTTTATTGGTATTAAAATTCTGCTGCCATGCTGCCATGTCGAATTTTTCCAAAACTTCTTCGGTAAATTGGTGGCGGTTGATGCGTTGCTCTTTTTTGGCAGCTTCCACCGCGCGAATGAATTTTATATCTGCCGGCGTTTGATCTTGAATAGCTCGACTTACTTCTATTTTTGGTTTGGCTACTGCCACAAATCGTTTTCCGCTGTGATCTTCTTCATATAGATATATATGGTCCATGATTTCGGGATCGTACTTTATAAACAGCTTTTTATCGGTGTATTTTTCGATAAATTCTAAATCCGGCAGATCGTTTTCATCGTAAACCAAATAATCAAATCGCTGTTTGTTCAAAGTGAAAGAAATACCGCCGGGCGTGTAGGTAATTGCTTTTTGAACTTTGTTTTGTGAATGCCATACCCAAAACATGTTTACCATGTCCCACATATTGATTTCGGGCGATTTTTCGTTCACGCTTTCCAAATAGGTTTCCATTCTACTTTTCCCGCTCAAATGGTGCGTATCGTAGTTCCATTCTTTACGAAGTTTTGGATAAAGCTCTTCCAATTCTTCATAGGTGGGAACTTTATGCATGTTCGCTTTTATGTTTTCCAAATTGGTTTTGGAAGCAATGGTTTTGGTTGTTACGTTTTGCCCGGTGTAGAAAAAGAATTTTTTCAGGTGCTTTTGCTGAAATCTGTTGAAGGCGCTCTCTATACTTTTGGAATTTCCATTGTAAGGCTGCGTGCGAATTGCCAATTTTGTGATATTGCTAAAAAATTCGGAAGCAACGAGTTTCTTGTGGCCGCCTTGGTTATCAAACCGAATTTCGTACGGACGATGCCCGGCAACTTGAATAGCCATTTTAAAGGCTTTGTACTGGTGTGTAAATTTTTCACCTTCTTTTGAGATGTGATATCCCAAAAATACCTCAGAAAAAGCGTCCATAACCTCATAGATCCACGCGGAGCGTAATACCCAGCCTTTGTCTGTTTTCTCTTTGTAATATAAGTTCAGCTTTGTGCCATCAGAGTACCACAATGCATCGCGGCAGGAAGCCATTTTAGTGGTATGTTTGTAGCCATATTTTGCTTCTACGGCTTTGGTTCCCAGTCGGTGCCCCATCCATTTTGCTACGATTTCGGGATCATACAAGTAATTAGCAAATGTTTTTTCGTCTTGCACTTGCTTCCAGCCGAAAGCCGGCGCAGCTTCGTTGTATTCTTCATGCAGCTGCGCAAGGTTAGCACATCGCATTACTTGGTTGCACCAGCGCGCCAATATCCATTCTTTGCTTTCCGCGGTGAGTTTTGCAGTAAATTCGTTTCCAAAGTTTTTATGGATTAAACCTTTCAAGCCGGTAATCGGGTAGCGCTTATTGGCTTTTCCATGGAAAGAATCAAACCGAGCCTTAAGGCTCTGCCAGTTGGCGGGCAGGCGGTGCGGATATTCGGCGGGGTTCAGATTATTAACCGCCTTGGAGATATTACGCCACATTTCGCCTTTGGATACTTTCGAGGCGGAAAAATCCGTATTTAAAAGCTTTTTAATGGCATTTAAAATATTTGCCGTAATAGTATATTCCAGCTGCGTAGCTTCGGGCAATGGTGTGTCTTCGCCATATCTGTACTCACGAAAATATTCCGCCGCTTTCGCGGACCATTCAATGTAATTAACCAATTTAATAGACGCAAAATTGGAAGGATCTCCAAAGATAGAAATCACTTTTTGCCGAATGTCCTCTCGCATCTGATTAACATCTATTAAAGCCGTGCGACCATTTCCGCCGCGGCGCATCACTTTTAGGTGTCCGCGTTTCACCCATTGATTGTAAGTATTACAAGATTCTACTATTCCTATTTCAATAAGCTTTGGAACTGGCAAACAAACCGTATTTTGGTATTTTATATACAT